CGCTATGTTTCCTATATCCCAAAAACCACCTAGCGTGGTCGGAACTGGCCGACAAGAACCGCGATTAGAAACGATGACGCCAGACGCGGCCGAAACTAGGGCGACCGAAATCGTTGGGTGGGCGAAAGAAGTTTTGGACGTGGACCTACTTCCGTGGCAGGTTCGCGTCGCGGCAGGCTTTACGGCTATGGACGAAAACGGCGATTACTTGCGGCGTATTGGGTACTGTTCCGTAGCGCGCCAAAATGGTAAAAGCCTTCTTATGGCTAGCGTCCTAGGTCACTTCTTGACAATCGAGGCCCCGCGCCGCGGTACCCCACAAACGGTTATAAGTGTCGCCCACAAATTAGACCTAGCCGTATCTATGTTTAAATATCTTGCCCCAATTTTGGAAATAAAGTACGGCGCGAAAGTGTCATGGTCTTATGGTCGCAACGAACTAGAAGTATTTGTACCTAACGCGGAAACGGGCGAATTAACGGGGCCGCATAGGTGGTTAGTTCGTGCCGCCACGCCGCAAGCGGGCCACGGGTATAGCGCGGATTTGGTTCTACTTGACGAAATTTGGAGTATTAGCGAGGCCGCTATTGACGAAGGGTTACTACCTACGCAACGTGCCCGTAGGAACCCGCTTTGTCTTATGTTCTCAACCGCGGGTACGGAAGCGAGTACCGCGATGATTAGGTGGCGTAGCCAAGGGTTACGGCAGATAGACGCGGGTGATGTTGGTCCTATGTATTTTGCGGAATGGTCGCCGCCCGCGGGCCTCGATCCGCTTTCCGTTGAGGCTTGGGAATTCAGTAACCCTTCAATGGGCTACCTACTTCCCGTGTCGGTTTTGGAAGCGGAAGCGAAAGCACCCAACCGCCAAGCCTTTTTACGTTCTTCCGTGAACCTATTTACGTCCGCGGCTAATGGTTGGTTAGAGCCCGGTCTTTTTGACACGCTAAAAACGGACGGCCCTATTCCTAGTGGCGGCGTTTTAGCGGTGGATAGTTCCGTAGATAGCGCGCATTATGTAGGGGTTCGCGCCGTTCAAGACGGCGACAAGGTAGCGGTAACTGTCGCTTTTACGGTGGACAATTTGGCGGCGTGTTGGCGTGAAATAGAAACGGCCTTAACGGAAGAACCTAAATTACTGTTGTCTATTCCCCCGTCTATGGAGTTATCTTGCGCGCCTAAATGGGAACGCCGCCGAAACATTGTTGGATATCGAGAACTAGGCAAATGGACCCAACCCGTTAGGGCAATGATTACCGAAGGCCGTTTAACGCATACGGGCGAACTTCAATTATGCGAACACGTAGAACGCGCCGTAATGGTAAAGGCAAACGGGTCGGTATCGCTATCGTCCGCTCGATCAAGTGGCCCCATTGAGTTGGCGCGTTGTATGGTTTTTGCCGCCGCGCAAGCGTCACGCGTACAGTCGCGGCAGAAGCCGACGCTAGTAGTTGTGTAACGCTAGTATCGGTTAGCGTTGGTGGCCAGTCTGTCGGGGACTGGCTGCCAACGTTCCCCCATATGCCGCCACTATTGGCGTACACTTTTAACGTATGGGAATTTTTACGCGTAATAGAACCGCGGCTATGGCTACTTCCGTAGAACCGTCCGTAAAGGCGGCTGTCGGATACAACGCGGGCGCGTCACAAATCGGCAATTTTTACGCTTACATTGACGGCGACGCACGTACCCGCGCAATGTCGGTACCAACTATTTCCCGTGCCCGCGACTTAATCGCGTCTATGTTCGGTTGTTTACCTATTGAGTTTTACCGTGAACAATGGAACGGCGAAGAAATGGAAGCGGTGGAAATCGCGCCGCGTAGTTGGGGCCGTCGTCTCGATCCAACCGTAACCAATAATTTCATTATGTCTTGGACATTTGACGATTTGTTTTTTTACGGCCGCGCGTTTTGGCACGTACAAAGCCGCACACAAGACGGATTCCCCGCGTCGTTTACACGTCTACCCGCCGCAATGGTCACAACACAAGACCAAAGCGGCCCCGTATGGTTCGGACCAAGTAACCAAATCTATTTCTCGGGTCTACCGGTGGACTCGCGCGACGTAATCCAATTTTTAAGCCCCATTCAGGGAATTTGTTATATGTCGCCGCGGGTAATTGAAACCGCGTTAGCGTTGGAACAGTCCGTACAGCGAAACGCGAGAAGCGCGATACCCGCGGGCGTATTGCGGCAGGTCGGCGGTGAGCCTTTAAGCCCCGCGGAACTATCCGACATGGCGCAAGCGTTCAACGAAGCGCGTTTAACAAATCAAACGGCCGCGCTAAACGAATTCCTAACGTATGAACCAACAAACGTTACGCCCGACAAAATGCTTTTAGTAGAGTCGCGCCAGTTTCAAGCGTTAGAACTTTCACGCGTCGCAAATATCCCGCCGTATCTCGCGGGAATTGCTGTCGGTGGTTACAATTATCAAAACGCAAGCCAAGCAAAACAGGACCTATATCTGTTTGCGGCTAAAAATTTCATTGAGTGTTGGAACCAAACAATGAGCGCGGACAACGTGCTACCCCGCGGAACGTTTGTACGTCTAGACGTTGATAGTTACCTAGAAGAATTAAACAACGACGGCGAAACGACCGAAGTGATCGAGACACGAAACGAAACAATTAACGAAGGAATGGACGAATGACCGTTTTACGCTTTAACCCAAGCCCTATTACCATTGACGCCGCCGCGCCCGACGGCACACCACGCCGTACGATTATGGGACTAGCCGCGCCATATGGTCCCGAAGCAACAACCGCAGACGGTACCCGTGTACGGTTCGCCGCGGGTTCACTACCAACCGACGGCCGCGCGCCAAAACTTCTTCAATACCACGACACAAGCCGCCCTATCGGTATCGTCACCGAACGCGTAGAAATCTTGGAAGGCGAAGGCGCGGGTATGTATTTCACCGCGCGTATTAGCGACATTCCCGAAGGCAACGCCGCTTTAACTCTTGCTATGGACGGCGTGTTAGACGCCGTTTCTGTTGGCGTGGTACCAACCGAATACACATACGACGAAAACGGAACAATGGTCGTAACGGCCAGTCGTTGGGACGAATTGTCAATGGTCCCGCTACCCGCTTTTGAAACCTCACGTATCCACCAAATCGCCGCGCAAGCGGGTAATAATAATGAACAGGACGAACCCGACGACGCCCACGACATCACAGAACCCCAAGAGGAGAAGCCAGTAATGGAAGCAGTCGAAACCCAAGCCGTCGAAGCGTCTACACCAGTAACGCCACTATGGGCGCAAGCGCGAAACGTTGCGCCAAAATTGCCAACACCCGCGGAATATATGGTCGCTTTTGCGGCAGGTTCCACGGCGTTCGCAGAAATGAACGCACGTATTAACGCCGCGGCCCCAAATATCACCACCGCGGACACCCCCGGTATCCTTCCCGAAATCATCACGGGCGGCGTGTACGACTCGCTTAACCCAATTAGACCGTTTGTTAGTGCTATCGGAACAAAGGCAATGCCGTCCGCAGGTGCTACCTTTCGTCGCCCAAAAATCGTTACGCGACCAGTCGTAACACAGCAGCCAACAGGCCAGTTAAACACGCTTGACCCTTCAACCGTATCCGTATCAAATTCGGACGTAAGCAAACTGAGTTTCGGGACATACGTAACCGTGTCAGAACAGGACTTGGACTGGACCGACCCCGCGTCACTTAACATCATTTTGGAACAGTTGGCTATCGCTTACGGACAAGCGACCGACAATTACGCAGTCGATCAGTTGGTAAGCGGAACAACACAAACCGAAACCGTAAACGATTTGGCCGACCCCGCCGATTGGATTGCCGCTATCTACGGCGCGGCCTACCAAATTTCTAACGGGTCTAATTATTTGCCGACCCATTGGGTAATGAACCCAATCACATGGGCAAAACTTGGACAGTTGGTAGACAACACAGGACGCCCAGTTTTCCCAAGCGTCGGCCCAATGAACGCAAGCGGTACACAGTCTGCCAACTCATGGAACGGCAACCCGCTCGGCCTTACCCTTGTCGTAGACAAAAACTGTTCAGGTGGAACTGGTTCAGGTTCTCTTTCGGGAGTTATCGGCCACGCCGCAGGCCCCGCCGCAGGCTTTGAGTTTTACGAACAAATGAAAGGCGCGCTGTCTATCGACGTTCCACAAGTAATGGGCCGAACCATTTCATTCCGTGGATACGCCGCGTCGTTCATGGCAGACGCCACCAAGTTCGTAAAACTTGTAAACGCCTAACCGAAAGGCGGGTACCGCTATGGCGGTTTACAGCATTACGCACAACCAACGCGTAGACGATTACGTAGTAGTTCAACTACTAACCGAACCCGCGTTAGAAGTAGGCGAATACGTCACGGTTAGCGGGTTATCTCACGGTATTAACGGTACCCATTTGATAACCGCGCTACCGGCGTACTTGTTTATCGGAGTCAATAACCAAGGCGACTTGTTATACGACTCGGGCGTACCTATCCCTAACCAAGTCTTGTTTTACGACGCAGGTAGCGACGTAACACGTACCGCGGTACAACCGTACGGAACGTTGTACGACGACCCTACTTGTACGTGGATTGACGGAAACGACGTTGAAGACTGGCTAGGAATTGGCGTAGCAACCGCCGCCGACGAAGCATTTATAGAACAATGCGCGACGGCCGCTAATCAGTTTTGTTTTAGGCGACGCGAAGAAGCGGGCTATTTAGACAACCCAATAACCGCGCCCAACGAAGCCGTAAAACTCGGAACTACCCAATATGCGGGCGCGTTGTATAGGTCCCGTGGCAGCATTGGCGACAGTTTCGCGGCGTTCGATCAAATGGGTACAACGTCCTATACGGGTTTATCGGCCATTGTTAAACAACTATTGGGCATTGACCGCCCCGCTTGCGCCTAATGCCAGTAGTTGCCTATACCGATTTATTTAATGAGGTCCTAGACGACCTAGCCGCAAAAATCGCGACGATTAGCGGCGTAACCGTCGTAACGGACCCGCGAAACCTTGCGCCGCCGTGCGTGTTTATTGACGCGCCAACCTTTGAAGCGTTTAACGGCAACATAGTAAAAATGCGGTTTCCTATACGCGTTATTACATTAGGACCGGGCAACCTAGACGCCCAACGGTCAATAATGAACCTTGCCGCGAAACTATTGAACGCAAATATAGGCGTACTTGAAGGCCGCCCAACCGTCGCAATTATTGGCGGTACGGAACTACCCGCCTACGATTTACAATTATCCATACAAGCGCAAACCAGTTAGGGGCAAAAGTGTTAGTAATTCTTTCGGAACGCGTAGGCGTTGTAGGCGCAAAATTTGACGAAGAAACCGCGCGCGCCAAGGGGTACGACATTGAGGCCCTAATCCTTGGCGGGTTTATTGGTGAGAGTTCCCCCACTAAACCGCGCAAGGCTAGTAAAGTCTCCGACAAGGACACCGCAGAAAAGGACTAAACCCTATGCCAACTTCAACAATTCTTAGCAACCCCGTAGTAACCGTAAATAGCGTCGATCTATCCGACCAATGTACGGCCGCCACATTTACAGAACGCTACGCAGAATTGACCGCGACCGCGTTCGGTGATTTGGCTAACAAGTACGTAAAGGGTCTTGGCGACCACGAAGTAACTCTTACCCTTTATATGTCTTATGCGGCTAGCGAAACTTACGCAACCCTTAAAAGCCTTGTAGGTACAACTACTACCGTTGTTGTTAAGCCTGCCGCGGGCGTAGATAGCGCAACCAACCCCGGTTTTACCCTAACTGGCGCGTTCTTGGCCGAACTACCCCACACGTTTAGCCTCGGTGAATTATCAACCGTGGACGTAACGTTTCACGGGGGAGTTTATTCCGAAGACACAACCGCGTAAGCAATTAGGCACGAAAGGCCCGACACAATGAACCTAACTATTCGCGTCACTCGCAACGGCGAAACCTACGACGTAACCACGAACCTCATGGTTACGGTCTTATGGGAACGTAAATACAAAGCCCGCGCGTCCGATTTGGCTACTGGCGTTTCAATGGAAGCCCTAGCGTTTATGGCGTATGAAGCGTCCAAAATGAACGGCGTAACCGTGCCCGTAGCGTTTGACGATTTTATCAAATCCGTTTCTAGTCTTGAAGTGGTAGACAATGAACCCGCAAACCCTACCCCCGCGGCAGTTACCGCCGCCAACTAGCCGAACTTCTAATAGCGGTCGGTTTTTGGCCGTCTACGGTGCCGTTCGATACACGCGACCTAGCAACAGTAATAGACGCGTTAGAGAAACAGAACCGCCAAAATGCCCGTAACAGGTAACTTTGAAGTATTTGGCATACAAGAAGCCTTAAAAGAAATAAACGATTTTGACCGCGTATTCAGGCGACAAATCACAACAGACTTACAACAAGGCGCAGGCGCAGAGGTAGTACGCCAAGCCCGCTCATTTGTACCAACCGACTACCCGCTTACAGGTATGGCGCGCGGGTCAATGATTAAAGGCCGCAATGACACCACGTTTAACCTACAACGGGTAAGTGGCGGCATTAAGACGCTTGTAGCAAAACGCGCCAGTAAAGAACGGACCGTAACCTTTACTAGACCGTTGTACCTTGACGGCCGCGCTATTCAAGGCGCGTACACACAAACGGTAGATTTTAAAGCCCGCCCGTTTGCCCTATTGACCGCACAACAAAAAGACGCGGCGGGCGCGTTGTATGACCACGCAGGCGTAAACGAACGGTCACAATTTGTTCAAAACCTTATTACCTATGGCGACCAACGCGAACCCGAAGCCCCGCGCGTACTGGCCCGCGGCGTTGGTGAGGCTATGCCAACCGTAGAAGTAGAAGTATCCAAGGTTCTCGATCGCGTAAGTGAAAAACTAAACAAGAACCTACGACTAGAACACACGCGGTAACCATGGCTATCAACATTCCTATTATTTCGTCGCTAGATACGGCGGGATTTGACAAGGCCAAGCGTGAATTTGCCAACCTTGAAGGTGTTGGGGCTAAAAGCGCGTACGCATTAAAAAAAGCCGCGATACCCGCCGCGGCCGCTGTCGGCGCGTTAGGCGTTGCCGCGTTTGACGCCGCAAAAGGCGCAATGGAAGACGCCGCCGCACAAGAACAACTAGCGCAAACTATCGGCAAAAACACTAAGGCCACTAAGCAGCAAATAGCCGCTAATGAGGACTGGATAAGTACCCAAGGGAAACTTTTAGGCGTTGCAGACGACGAATTACGCCCCGTTCTCGCAAAATTAGTAACGCAAACGAAAGACGTTACAAAAGCCCAAGAACTAGCAAGCCTCGCCATGGACGTAGCCGCGGCGACCGGTAAACCGTTAGCAAGTGTTAGCGACGCAATGGCAAAAGCCGCGGGCGGTCAAACAAAAGCATTAGCGAAACTATCGCCCGAACTCCGCGACATGATTAAAGACGGCATGAGCGGCGAGGAAGCCATGGCAAAACTTGCCGACACTTTCGGCGGGGCCGCCACAACAAAAGCGAACACGGCACAAGGCCAGTTTCAACGGTTAAGTCTTTCGCTCTCGGAAACAAAAGAAACAATAGGCGCGGCATTGCTACCCGTGATCGAGAAGGTACTTCCGTTCCTACAAAAAATGGGCGAATGGGCTAGCGAAAATACCAATACGTTTTTAATTATTGCGGGCGCGATTGGTGGCATAGCCGCCGCGGTTCTTTTGGTTAATGGTGCTATGACCGCGTGGAGTGCTATTACAAAAGCGTTTACCGCTATACAAGCCGCGTTTAACGCAGTCATGGCTATGAACCCAATAACACTTATTGTTATTGGTATTGCGGCCCTAGTAGCGGGCCTTGTCATTGCCTATAACAAGTTTGAAGGTTTTCGCAACGTTGTAGACAGCGTGTTTAAATTTATTAGAACCGCGGTTAGTGGCGGCTTTGATTTCTTTAAGGGTTACCTAGATTTCATATTGGGTATCTATAAAGGCATTTTTAACGGCGTCGCGACTATCTGGAATAACACAGTAGGAAAACTGTCTTTTAAGGTTCCCGACTGGGTGCCACGTTTAGGCGGTAAAGGTTTTGACGTACCCGACATTCCAATGCTTGCGGAAGGCGGCATAGTAAACGGCCCAACGTTGGCAATGATTGGCGAACGCGGACCCGAAGCAGTTATACCGCTCGATCGTATGCGCGGAATGGGTGGCGGGAACGTAACTATTCACGTAAACGGCGGCGACCCGAACGCAGTCGTAGACGCTTTACGCAAGTATTACCGACAGAACGGCCCACTACCCGTAGGCGTTTCTTACTAATGACTACGTTTAATTCGCGTTTTTCGGCCAAGGTTGAACATCTAGGCACACTTACAACCGAGTTAGACGACGTACAAAATGTTGTTATTAGCCAAGGACGTAGCAACCTTTCGGATACCTACCGTTCGGCCGTTGTAACTATTGAAGGACGAAACCCGTCGCTATTGCCAAATATTAAAGTTGGCGACCAATTGAAAATAACCATTGAAGCCTTTGATAATGGAATACCCGTAGCACTGCCAACGTGGGAAAGCGAACGAACGGGCCGCGTAACAAATATTGAAATTGACTATGGCATAGTCCCTCACATGGATACGTGGCGTATAACAACGGAAGACGCAATAGCCATTCTTGGACGCCAAGCCGTAAGCGTCACCGTTACCGCTGGAACAGTCACAGGTAACGCGGCTAAACAAATAACCGACGCCGCAGGCGTAACCATGACTATCGCAGGTTCTAGCGTTCCTAGTCCCTCAACAGTCAAAGCGACCACATTTACAGACGCCAACGCTTTAGACGCGTTTCAAACCTACGCAAATACGGAAATGGCGTACGTCGTACAGCAAGGCGACGAATTGCTATGGATACCCCGCCAAGGTTGGACATACACGGGGTCGGCCGTGACATTTAGCGACGAAATACCCTTAGACCCTACGTATTTACGGTTTCAAGCGTTAAACGTTTCTAACCTTTCGGACGCAGTAGCGCAAGAAGTCATTATTAATATTCGCGACGGTAATACGGTTTCTACGGGGACTGGCGCAACCTACCTACAATTGAACACGTATGACAGTTCGGACGCCCAAGCGTTAAACCTTGCCCAATACGTAAAAGCGTTATTTACCAATAGCGAACCGGTCCCGTATTCGTTGTCTTATATGCTCACGGGGCAAGACCCCGAACTAGTGTTAGCGGCCACCGCGACCGAATTACGACAGGTAACTATTAGGTTCCGCGGGGACGAAGGTAAAGCCATTGTTATGGGTATCACCCTTTCAATCACCCCCGAGGTCGCTTACGCGACGCTTAACCTTCTTTCAATTTCCCAAATTCCGCTATTCCAGTTAGATACTGTTACTAACGGAGTTCTCGACCAAAACGTTTTAGGTTATTAAGAGGTAAATAATGCCAGTACCAGATTTTTCAGTAGGCGAGGTTCTAACCGCCGCGGCCATGGACAGCGTCGGAATGTGGAAAATAGAAACGAAAACATTCAGCGCACAAACCCAAGTAGATTTTAGTGGAGTTTTTACTAGCGACTATACGAACTATCGAATTGTTTTTGACGAGTATTCTTCAACAGTTAGCGAAAACCAATTATTTAGGTTTCGTGACAGTAGCGGGGTTATAACCACTTCTAATTATTTTACAAACCGCATAGAACAAACAGGCACTACCATTAGCGGCATTCCATTTGGGCCTTCAAGTGGTTTATTTCCTACTTATGCGATTGCTAGTGGTACGGCCGCGGCAAATACGGCTGGTTATATGGACATTTTTCAACCAAATGTTTCGGGAGAATATACAAGGGTAAATGGAATGTTTACTCGTACAGACTCTACTACTTCAATGACCTCGGTCGTGATGACAGGTTTTTTTAATTTAACTACGGTGCTTACGGGTTTTAGTTTGTTGCGTCAATCCACCGCCACAATTAGCGGAACCGTGAGCGTTTATGGGTATAGAAAATGACGATTAGCAACCCGCCTAAGGCTTTTATTTTGCTAGTTGCGCTTATTTGCGTAACTGTTCTTCTTGCTATCGGTCGCGTGACCAACGAAGCGGGTCTACCGATTATTACCGCCATTGTTTTCTATGGCATTGGTAACGGAGTAGCCGCCAAGTCGGGCAAACACTCCGAGCCAATTATCGGCCCTCGCGATAATGCGTAACCGACGCCCCTACACGGGTACAAGCGACGGACCCGCCACCGCTAAACGCGCGGGTACAGAATGGTTTGTACGCGCTATGTCGCGTCGTTGGGAATTCACAAATTTAGGTACGTGGGTTGTTCGCGATATGCGCGGTCGATCAGGCGTATTATCTGTTCACGCGACAGGTAGGGCCGCGGATTTGGGTTATATGAATAACCCGCAAGCCCGCGCAAAAGCCGTAGAGGTAGCCGAATGGTTAGCCACAAACGCCAACGCGTTAGGTATTGAAGCCATACACGATTACGCCTACGGGCGGTACGGCCGCGGGTGGCGTTGCGACCGTCAAAAATGGAAGCGGTACACAAAAACCAGTAACGCGGGCAGTATCGGCGGCCATTGGCTACACGTAGAACTAAACCCACAAATGGCCGACAACCTTAAAGCATTGTCCGACACGTGGCACAGTATCCCCAAGCCCGGTAAGGCTTAAAACAGATTTACCCACAAGCCGCGTAAAGGTTCGCTAGGGTTTCCAACACCCGACGAAAGGCACCAAATGCGCCGAATACTTGTAACCGCCATACTCGCCCTATCCATTGTGGCGGCACCTAGCCCCGTTGAAGCCGCGGGCAGTTGCCCGCAATATGAAGCGGTACTGGCCAAATACCTACCGCGGTCTACGGTCAAAAGATTTAGCCGTATCGCGTGGCGGGAGTCGCGTTGTAACCCTAAAAGCATTAGCGCGGTCCGTCGATCAACTGGCTACCCCGACGTGGGACTACTCCAAATTCAGGGCAGTTGGCGTACGGTCACTATTGCCATTTGTAAACCCAAGGGAAGCCATATCAAGGCTTTAACGGGCTTGGACTGCCAACTACGCGTAGCGCGGTATCTATACAACAATGGCGGTTTAGGACATTGGCGCGCAACCTCGGGACAATGACACACCTACCCCGTACTGTCTGCTACATTGACAACTAATCCAACCCGACCGAATGGAGAACCCGACAATGGAAATTACAACTATCCGCGACGGCCGCAAAGTAGTGGCCTACGAATACAAAGACGTTTACATAGAACGCGGCACTACTGGTAATAAAACTACGTTTACCTTTTATGTGTGTACCCGTACAGAACGTCAAGCGAGTACCGCTTTTTCTCTTAAACAAGCCGTAACAAGAATTGACAACTATTTCAAATGGGGTCACCGCGCCTACAACGTAGGACCGTCAATTTATGAAAGTTTTGGCGGCAACGTTGTCCTAGTGGACTGGGTTCAATAATGGCGCACTACCGCAACGACACTAAATGCGAAATGTGTGGCGACGCCGCAAGCGTTAGCACGTGGAAACGTGAAGTACGCGACGACATTATCGTTAAAGGCCCACAACGCGACTACTGCTACGACTGTTACGACACATTGACCTACCCAAAGCCAGTCGATCGCCAACTAAAAGACTTGAAACGGCTAGCGGCCGATTTACGCGAACACGCCTACAAATACCTTTTAGACGACGGCCAACTATGCGCCGATTTACACCAAGCCGCTAACTACTTAGAAGCGGTCGCCAATGGATAAGCGATTTACACGAATAGACCAATTAAACGCGGGCGACGTAATCAAGTTTGCCATAAACAACGTTTACACGGTTGTTTCCATTGTCCCTAAAAAACAACGTAAAGGCGCGAACCCGCGGCTAGTAATGACGTACCGCTACCTAAACACGGGGGAAGTATTAGTAAACGATTTTGTTCCCCACGCCATTTGCGAATTAGTTAAAAAGGCGGCCAAAAATGACTAACGAAAACGCCCCATACGTCGCCGCTAGCGACACATCAAAAGCCCGCGCACAACGCGAAGACGCAAGCGGCGCAACACGCGAACGCCGCCGCCAACTACTAGACCTATTAGCAGAAGCCGCTACATACGGCGCAACGTGGAAAGAACTAGCAGACGCGACCGGTCTTCACCATGGCCAAGTATCAGGCGCATTATCAAAACTTCACGAAAACGGCGACATATTCCAACTAGTAGCAACCCGCAACGGCTGCCACCCGTACATAATCGCCCAATATCGAGACGATTTCTACGACGAAGAACGCAACGACGAACCAGTAAAAACAAGAAACAACGCGCGCGTGGCGGCATTAGAAGCCGTAGCGAAAGCGGCCTACGACTTGTGTTACAGCCAGTCTATGAACGTTGGTTGGAAGTGGGACAATTTGCGTTTAGCACTAATGGAAGTGGATATACCTAATGATTAACTTTGAAGATTTGTCGCCCGACTGGTCGCTACGTATAAGCGTCGCGATTTATTTCCTAAACGACGTTTGTCGTTGTCACCTATACACAAATGGCGGTACGTGCGTACGTTGTACCAACGTCAAAGACATTAAAGAACAATGGCCCCGCGAATGGGGCTTGGCTTGTCAAGCGTACGCCGAAGCAAAAAGCCGCGAACAAAAAGAGGTTAAGTAATGTCATTCGATCTTGGAGATTACGTAGACGTACGCCACCGCCTAGAACTGGCATTACTCAAATTTCCCGATTTGCGGGTAGTGGAAAACGAACCCGTCCTAGTTCATATGGGCGAACGTGTTTACATTCAATGCGGCGTAACGGTCTACCGCGACCACGAAGACAGCCAACCTATGCGCGCCTATTGTTGGGAAGTGTGGCCCGGTAGAACGCCATACACAAAAGACAGCGAACAAATGAACGGCGCAACGTCCGCGCTAGGTCGCGCGTTGGGTTATATGGGTTTTGGCATTAAAAGCGGTTTAGCGTCCGCGGACGAAGTACGAACGGCCCAAGGTAATAGCCACCCTTCAACGGAACCTAAACGCCAATATTTACCGTCGCTAGCCGCGCATGACGTACCACAAAAACGCCAACCAACGGGTAGCGCGCTAACGGGTTTAGCAACCGCAAAACAATTAGACCTAATTCGCGATATGCGTCGAGAACGTGATTTAGAACCTTGGGAACACGAAGGCAAAACTTACGCCGAAGCGTCCGAAGAAATTACAAGGCTTAAAGGCATACCGCGCAATGGCTAACACGCTTACGGTGGGTTCGCTATTCTCGGGAATTGGCGGCCTAGACCTAGGTTTAGAACGCGCGGGTATGCGCGTTATATGGCAGTCGGAAATAGACCCGTACGCGTCGCGCGTACTTAAAAAGCATTGGCCGCAGGTACCGAACTATGGCGACATTAAAAAAATTGACTGGCGAGACGTACCACCAACCGACGTTATTTGCGGTGGATACCCTTGCCAACCATTCTCAAACGCGGGAAAGCGACAAGGCGACGCCGACGAACGACATTTGTGGCCTTGGGTTAGAGACGCCATTAGCCGATTACGACCCCGCTACGCAATATTGGAAAATGTACGGGGACATTTATCTATGGGGGGATTGTCCGTTATTGGAGAACTTGCCACCCTCGGGTATGACGCGGAATGGCGTATTATTTCCGCGGCCTCATTGGGTGCCAACCACCGACGCGATCGACTGTTTATTGTGGCCTACCCCGCGGGCGTCCGCGGCAATGGCAGAGGACACGGAGAACATTACGGCCCGAATGGAAGCGGGCGAGGATTACAAATACAAACTGGAACAAGCGGTAGCGATTTGGCCGACACCGCGGGCGGCTATGGCCGAAACACGGAACCATACGGTATGGGCGAGGTCTTTGGACAAGCCGCAAAATTTGGAGAACCGCGTAGCGCATTTAGAACCCTCGGCGATTGGTGGAAAGTTGAACCCGACGTGGGTCGAGTGGCTAATGGGGTTCCCGACAGGGTGGACAGACTTAGAGGATTAGGAAACGCCGTCGTACCACAAGTAGCCGAAGTAATAGGCCGCCTAGTAATGGAACACGCAAAAAATGAACAAAAACAATAACGACTACGTAGTGCTTTTACTTCTCATAGTGACGCTATGGGTCGTTTTGGAGTGGCTATTCTCATAGACCCACCTACAACTAAATAACACGCACAAGGCCGCGTATGGGTTAGCACTATGCCGGTAGAACACGCGGAAACGCGGGTAGTAAAACGCGCCCGCTTTCACGCTCAACACTACGAAAGAGTGGCGGCAGGGTAAGACGTTTTGCTAATCATTCTCAAACGTCGTGAACCACGACACTAAATAACGGTCGGGAGTGTGGGTAGGTGGCAACCACACGGGGAGTAATTACCCGTCTCGATTACCACCACAACACACACCAACACACAACAAAAACACACCAACAACGCCTAACACTCTCGGCCGCTTTATCACTACCATTGAGAGCAAGCCCCGCACGGGGCGCGCTAGTAAAGGAACCCGACCATATGCCACGTGAACACACAACCAATAACAAAGAGTACGCACGTAACCGCCGTCTACTTCTAGCCGATAACCCACCATGCACCTATTGCGGACGGCTAGCAGACACCGCGGACCACATACTTCCCCACGCATTAGGTGGCGGCAATGAACTCGCCAACCTTACGCCCGCTTGTCGATCATGCAACAGTTCACGCGGCGCGAAACTAGGCAACCGCCTACGCGCGTTAAAAGAATTAGGCCAAGTAATAGAACCAACCACGCAAAGTAGTGGCGGCAAAGACGCTAACAATTCGCCGGCAGAAAACGACGCCGTAAAACCCAATAACGGCGCGGAATTTTTTTATAAAACGCCCGCCATGCC